GGGCAATGCTACCCCAATAGCAACCAAGAACCAAGAACCAAGAACCAGAGAGGGACGCGCTACGCGCTTGCCTCCAGACTGGGAACCTTCCGATCAGTTGATTGCTTTTATGGCAAAAGAAAGGCCTGATCTGAACCCAAGTCACACCATCATGAAGTTTTGCAATTACTGGCAATCCAAATCAGGTAAGGATGCTACAAAGCTTGATTGGGATAAGACCTTCCAAAACTGGGTGCTTGCCGAGAATGAAAGAAAGGCGAAGCCTGCAAGCCAAGATCCCTTTGCAAATCGGGGTGGCGTATGAAGGGGCACGATTTCGTAATGGATCTGCTGGCCAAAAAACAGCCGCCCCGCGCCGTCTTCGTTGAGTTCGATGGCAAGCCTGATGCTTATGCCGAAGCCCCGGTGGTTGTGGTCAGCAAGTTCGACTATGACTACCGTTGGGTTAAAGGTCTGGTAGCTCATGTCACTGGCCGGGATTCCGATGCAGTTGCCCGTACCGCAAAAGAACTGCTTCGTTGCGGTGCTGCTCGAGTCTTCGCCCATTACACCGAATCACGCTTTCCCGTCCTGTGGGACTCAAAGGTTGACGCATGAACAAAATCCCTGACGATATTGATTTCCAAGCCTGGTATGACTCTATGGAGGCTCAGGTCCGCGTTAGGTCCGCGGCTGACTGCATGGACCAATTGATCGACCAGGTCAAGAACCCGGTTACAACCAAGCCTGTGACTATGCCCTGGTCCAAGACGCTAGGCCTCTTCGAGTTCCGGCCTGCCGAGGTTACGGTTTTTGCCGGCACAAACGGTAGTGGCAAGTCCATGCTGACCGGCATGATTGCGCTGAGCCTGATCGCACAAGGCCAGCGTGTCGTTATTGCAAGCTTCGAGATGAAGCCCTTGCGCACCCTTCAACGCATGGTCAGGCAATGGTCCCGCCGTAGAGACCCTGCTGTAGCCGATTACGAGGCCTTTAAGGCGTGGGTTGGCGACAAGATGTGGTTTTATGACCAGCAAGGAACGGTAAGCCCTGGGCAGGTTCTAGGGGTCGGCAGTTACGCTGCAGCCAATCTCAATTGCAAGCACTACCTGATCGACTCGCTGATGAAATGCCTGCGTGATGAGGACGACTACAACGGTCAGAAAAACTTTGTGGACCAACTCTGTACTTTGGCTCGAGACTATGACACGCACATCCACCTGGTGCATCACATCCGCAAGCAGGCTAATGACGAGAACGCACCTACGAAGATGGACCTTAAAGGCTCAGGCTCGGTGGCCGACCAGGTGGACAATGTGATCCTGATGCACCGCAACAAAAAGAAGGAGCGTGAGCTTGAGGCTGGCCATGTGGTAGACCAGTCAATCCCTGACGCTTACCTGGCCATTGAGAAGCAACGCAACGGCGAATACGAAGGCGTCATCAGGCTTTGGTTCGACAAAAACTCACAGCAATTTACTGAGCAAGCCTATGGAAACCCCATTATCTTTTGAGGCCACATTACCATGGCCACCTACCGTAAACACCTACTGGCGGCACAGAGTCATTGGCAAGCTCGCCACCGTTTACATTTCGCAGGAGGGCCAGGCCTACCGCAAGGCGGTCAATCTGTGCTTAGCGGAACATGGGGTGAAGACCTACGAACTCGAGGGGGACCTGCGAGTCGAGATCGAAGTGTTCCCACCGGACAAACGCAAGCGGGACATCGACAACCTTCTCAAGTCCCTGCTGGATAGTCTGACGCACGCGCAAGTCTGGAAGGACGACAACCAAATCTCGGACCTGAGGATCTTCAGGAACAAACAAATCGCCGGAATCGTGAAGGTGAGGGTGTATGAAATTAACGGGTGATCGCAACCAGTGCCAGGCCTGCAAAAACTACTTCAACTCAACCTTTGCCTTTGATAAGCACCGCACAGGCGATTTTGGGGTGAGCCGCAGGTGCAAAACACGCGATGAAATGGAAAGGATGGGGGTGAGTATCAACTCAGCAGGATTTTGGATTTCTAGCGCCTATGGCGGACCTTGGAGGGCCATTCATGAATGACAATGTTAATCACCCGGAACATTACAACTCACATCCATCGGGTGTGGAGTGCATCGAGATTACTGAGCACATGAACTTTTGCTTGGGCAATGCCGTGAAGTACATCTGGCGCGCAAGCCTCAAGGGCAACGAGGTCGAGGACTTACGCAAGGCCCGGTGGTATATCAGTCGGGAAATTGCACGCATCATGAATGAGAAAAGAAATGAAGCATGATCCGCACGCCGCAGTCGATTACATCATCAAGCACGCGAAACAATTTGCTGACGCAAAAGCACAGCGCGTGTACCTTGAAGAATTCAGAAAGAGCAAGAAGGCTTTGCTCATGAAGCAATCGCTCGAGACAGCACTGGGCGCTCAAGAGCGTGACGCTTACGCGCACCCCGAGTACATTGAACTGCTTAGGGGCATTGAAATTGCAGTGCAAGTTGAGGAGAAATTGAGATGGGATTTGATCGCAGCGCAAGCGAGAGTGGACATCTGGAGAACGGAACAAGCAAACCTCAGGAACGAAGGCAAGGCCACGATCTGATGAGCAACGATGGCCGCCACAAGCAAATGCTGGCAGACCTGGCTGACTTTCTCGGCGCCGTAGCGTTTGAGGACGACAAGGGCTGGACTGAGGAGGTGTACGCCGAGGGCTGGAGCGCTGGCTTCAGATCAGGTCTGGCATATGCCGCAAAGATTGCGCAATCCCAAGGCAGGGGCTGGGGCATTGAGCATGCTGAGCAAATCCGCAAAGCGCTATGACCAACGAAGAGAAAAAGCACCTCGATAAGGTGGCTGCCATTGGCTGTGTGCTGTGCCACTTGCAGGGCACGCCTGGTACGCCAGCAGAGATCCATCACCCGCGCAAAGGGACTGGCATGGCTCAGCGCGCAAGCCACTGGGACGCGATACCGCTATGCCCTGAGCACCATAGAGGACGCACTGGCATCCATGGCATGGGCATCAAAGCGTTTACCAAGCATTACCAGGTGGACGAGGCTGAACTGCTGCATGTGACACGCCGTTTGGTTGCATATCATGACCACTTGTCGGACGGATGGCGTGTGTCTACACAAGTGGATTAAATGAGAGTACGATTGAGTCTCAGTAGCAAACAACATTTAATTTTTATAGCAAACTCAGGAGCAAACAACATGAACGCAAACCTCAAAGCTGAATTGGTCAAAGAGTTCACCGCACAAATCACCCGTAGCGTGACCAGCACCTTTAACTACCTCGTTGAGCAGTTTGGACCCACAGTCAGCGGCGTGTACAACTCTCGCAGCGCTAGCGTGTGGCGCAACACCGTGCAATTTTGCGTTGTAAGAACAGGGACAGGCTATCGTAGGGACGAGCCTTTCGTTCTTTGTGAGCAGCGTCTTGCAAAGTTTGCAGCAACATTGGCAGACCAGTGGGCCACCGAGGTTCTTAACAAAGTTGATGCAAAGGTTGGTGAGCTAACCGATGCAAATGTCTTGTACGCAGGTTCAGCCAACTTCGTGATTACCGGCACCAAGAATGGCCGCGGTGTCCGTATCGATCAACAGCAAATCATCAACTGCTCATCGAAGGGTACGCTGTTCAACCAGTACCCAAGCCGCATTTATGTCGATGGCAAGTTCACCCCAGCATCAAAGTTCGCAGCAATCTAATCAAACCGGGGCTACGGCCCCTCAGCAAACCAGGAGCAAACCATGAGCAAAAAACAATTTGATACTTGTATTGACCTTGAAGGAGTTGACCGTCTTACATTGAGCGAGCATGACAATGGCTTATGGCTGTCAGTATGGAAGTTAGGTGCTCATGCAGCAGTAGCTGTTAACCGCGACAAAGTCATCGAACTGCGCGATGCCCTCAACAAATTCCTCGGGGAGTAAACAAATGGATTACGATGCATGGCTTGATCGGCAGCTTTACGAATACGACATGGAGCGCGAACGCGCAGAGCGTGAAGAGGATTGCCAAGACGAGGAAGAGGAATTAGACTGAAGATTGCAGTCCATGTTGATGTTCTCCTGAAATCCTCTGCACTTCCCCGTAGAGTTGACCCCCAGCAATTGGGGGTTCTTTTTTTCTGCTTCATGTAGTAAAATCAATCACTTATGATACCAGCAGAAAAAATGGGAGCCGCAATTCGCGCGACCAGAGCCATACTCGACATGAACCAAGGCGAGTTCGCCAAGCTTGTCGGCCTCTCGCGCCCAACCATAGCAAGGCTCGAGGAAAATCCCTTGAAGTCAAAAGCGCACAACTACTTGCGAGTGCAAAATATAGTGCAGCAAACACTCGATGACCTAACGAAGAATTAGCGGCATAATCATTGGACCCTTATGTCACTGGAAGATGTGATGCCCAAACCCGCCAAACCCAAAGCCCAGCCCGCGCCCAAGAAAACTGGCCGCCCCAGCAAATACACCCCTGAGATCGCACAAGAGATTGTGGAGCGCTTAAGTAACGCTGAGCCATTAAGACAGATATGCAGAGATGAGGGTATGCCCGAGTGGCGAACCATTTACGACTGGATGTACAGGGATGATAAGGAAGTTGCTTTGGGGCGCGGAGTCGGTCTTTCCGCAGCAATCGCACGCGCACGCGAGATTGGCTACGACAAGATGGCAGAAGAATGCCTCGAGCTAGCTGACACGCCTAAGTGGGGCACAAAGCAAGTTGAGACTGAAGATGGCATCACGGTTACCAGGGAGGATATGCTCGGCCACCGCAAGCTGCAGATCGAGACACGACTCAAGCTGCTGGCTAAGTGGAATCCCAAGAAGTACGGTGAGCGCCTCACTCACGCTGGTGATGCTGACAATCCCGTGGCCATGCAGGCTGACATCAGTATCTTTGACGCCATGTTAAAGAACCTCGAGAGCAAGAGGCAGCTTGGGGACAAGTGATCTTGAGGCCCTGCTCAAAGATCCACAGATCCGCGAGCAGTACACCAGGCTAGAGCCGCAGGCGGCTGCTGCTTGGGCCTGGCGCATGATGTGGCTCACACGAGCACTCAAGCACCAGATCCTACCGCACGGTGACTGGTGGTCCATATGGCTCATGCTGGCAGGCCGCGGTGCCGGCAAGACCAGGACGGCAGCCGAGCAGATAGGCTGGTGGGCACAGTCCTACAAAGCCACCAGATGGCTCGTAGCGGCCCCAACGAGTAGTGATGTGAGGGGTACATGCTTCGAGGGTGATTCGGGCCTCCTGAGCGTGATTCCTGCGGTCCTGATCGCTGATTACAACAAGGCTCTGCATGAGCTACGCCTGACCAACGGCTCGCTGATCAAAGGCATACCAGCCTCGGAGCCTGAGCGCTTCCGCGGTCCACAGTTTCACGGTGGCTGGCTCGATGAGTTGGCAGCCTGGGAGTACATTCAAGAAGCTTGGGACCAGATCCAGTTCGGTATGCGACTAAAGTTGCATGACATGAAGACCAGGCTGATCTGCACGACGACACCTAAGCCCAAGGACCTGATCATCGATCTGATTGGCCGCGAGGGTGATGATGTCGTGCTCACGACGGCCAGCACCTACTCAAACCTCGATAACCTGAGCGAAAACTTCAAGCGCCAGATCCTGCAGTACGAGGGCACCAAGCTTGGACGCCAAGAGATCTACGCTGAGATCATCGATCCCGAGGAGGGCGGTATCGTGCAGCGCGACTGGTTCAAGCTTTGGCCTGCAGGCAAGGAACTGCCTAAGCTCGAGTATGTGGTCCAATCCTATGACTGCGCCTTCACTGAGAAGACCGTCAACGATCCCACTGCAAGCATCACCTTCGGGGTCTTCAAGCCCCAGGACGGTGGCATGTGCGTACTGATCATCGACGCCTGGCAAGACAGGCTGCAGTACCCTGACCTGAAGCCCAAGGTCATTGACGAGTACGAGATCATCTTTGGCGAGGGCAAGACCGCTAAGAAGGTGGACCTGGTCCTGGTCGAAGACAAAGCCGCCGGCATCGTGCTGATCCAGGACCTGCAGCGCGCACACATCCCTGTGAGGGCTTATAACCCTGGCAGGGCTGACAAGATCCAGCGCCTGAGCATCGTGGCCAACATCGTGAAGGCTGGCCGGGTGTATGTGCCCGAGTCCAGCAACCGCGCTGGCTATGTCCGCGACTGGGCTGAGGCCATGGTCACGCAGATCTGCAGCTTCCCGAATACCGACCACGATGACTTTTGCGACGCCTTCAGCCAGGCGCTTAGGTACCTCAGAGATGCAAGCTGGCTCAACATCGACCCGCTACCGCCTGATGATTACGATCCCGAGGACTATGTGGACGCAGGCATCACGAGGACCAATCCGTATGCAAGCTAACCGCAAAGGGTTATCATCCCGCGCAAACGGAGGC